CAATCTGCGCGGAGCCGATCTGACTGAAGCCAATTTGCGAGCAGCCAATCTGCGCGGAGCCAATCTGCGCGGAGCCAATCTGACTGAAGCCAATCTGTATGGAGCCAATCTGACTGAAGCCAATCTGTATGGAGCCAATTTGCGAGCAGCCAATCTGCGCGGAGCCAATCTGCGCGGAGCCAATCTGACTGAAGCCAATCTGTATGGAGCCAATCTGACTGAAGCCAATCTGACTGAAGCCGATCTGACTGAAGCCAATTTGCGAGCAGCCAATCTGCGCGGAGCCAATCTGCGCGGAGCCAATCTGACTGAAGCCAATCTGTATGGAGCCAATCTGACTGAAGCCAATCTGACTGAAGCCAATCTTTTGTGCGTGGGGGATATGCAGCGTATTTTTACAATTCAACTTGACACTTGGCACATAGGATTTACAAAAGACACCTTGCAAATAGGCTGCCAGAGACATTTGATTGAAAAGTGGAAAACATTTGATGATGAAATCATAAATAAAATGGACAATAAAGCTTTGGAATGGTGGAGAAAGTGGAAAGATCATATTTTTAAAACAATTGAATTGTGTAATGAACCCTAAAAACTTATGCCCTAAATGCAAAGTTGGCATGTTGTTACTTTATTCGTTACGGAAAAAGCTGTGCGTAGAGTGCAGGACAGAATACCCGTGGGAATTAGACAAAGGCCAAGAACCGTTAATTAAACATCAGAGGTAGGAGAGAATGAGATGAGACACAAACACGCAGATCTGATTATCGCTTGGGCTAATGGCGCGGTACTAGAATCAAATGATCTTGGAGAATGGCGAGAACTTATTGAGCCTCACTACATATTCAAGCCCGACTGCGAATACCGTATCAAACCTAAAGAACCTGAGTGGTGGGAGAACATACCGGAACATGGGGTTTTGGCGCGGAGTAAATGGTCAAATACGGTTCGTTTATTGTTAAGCGTGATTAGTCCTGATGAGTGGACACCGCTAACAAACGAAGAGATCGAGAGGCTCAAACGATGAACAATCCAGAACAAAGAACAGAAGAATGGTTTAAAGCCAGAGAGAACCGGATTACAGGCTCAATTGTTGGTGCAATCCTTGGATTGTCGCCTTTTATGAAACCAAAAGACGTTATGCGTCAGATGGTGCGTGAATACCACGGGGCAGAACGTGAATTCCAAGGCAACACAGCCACCAACTACGGCACTAACCATGAGCCATTGGCGTTGGCTGATTATGAACTGGAATATAACAAGGTCGAACTATGCGGGTTTTTCCCAAAAGGTTCGTCTTTGGGTGCATCACCAGACGGATTGATTGGCGATGATGGATTGGTTGAAATTAAATGTCCATTTAGCAAAAAGGACGATTTAGAGCCTGTCTTTAAAAGCATTGATGAGCAACCGCATTATTACGCGCAAATACAATTGCAACTTTATTGTACAGATCGTAAATGGTGCGACTTTTATCAATGGTCAGCGCATGGGCATAAGCTTGAGCGTGTAGAGATTAATGAAGCATGGCTTGATGAAAACTTGCCAAAGATTGGCGATTTTTACGCAAAGTATTTGATTGAGCGTGAACAGCCAGAAGATTATTTAGCACCAAAACATAAAGAATTAGGCAGTGAAATTGCCGAACAGTTGGTGATTAAGTACCAAGAAATTAACGAAGCTATCAAAGACCTTGAAGCCCAGAAAAAAGGTTTGCTAGATGAGCTTGTACAGGTTTGCGGTGAACAAGATAGCGTTATCAATGGACACAAACTGACAAAAGTCGTTCGTGAAGGCGCTATATCTTATGCCAAAGCCATTAAAGACCTAGCGCCTGATGCCGATTTATCCGCCTACAAAGGCAAGCCAACTGAGTATTGGAAGTTAAGCTGATGCTTAGATGGTATCAACAAGAAGCCCACGATGCTGCGATAGATTGGGTTAAGAAGTCAATTGAACCGTGCCTGTTGGAACTGCCAACAGGTAGCGGCAAAAGCCATATTGTGGCGGCTATTGCTAATACATTGCATACGGTAAGCCACGGGAAATCAATTCTGTGTATTGTCCCGTCCAAGGAATTGTTAGAACAAAACGCTGAAAAATACCGTGAAACAGGCAATCCTTGTTCGTTATTTAGCGCCAGCGTTAATAAAAGTTGTTTGTCCAATCCCGTGGTGTTTGGTACGCCAGTTAGTATTAACAATAAAATAGAACGATTTGGCGATAAGTTTTGTGCCGTTGTTATTGATGAATGTCATCGGTTATCACCAACCGTTAAAAAGATTATTCAATCAATCAAGAATCATAATCCGCAGTTAAGGGTTATCGGATTAAGTGCGACACCGTACAGACTTGGAAGCGGCTATATTTACCGTCAAGATGAACACGGCAAAGCACATGGTGAAAACAAGGCTAAAGACCCGTTTTTTATGCAACGGGTTTACACCGTACATGCTAGAAATTTGATTGAACAAGGATTTTTAACGCAACCCATTATTGGCGCTATTAACGAGCATTACGACACCATTGAAATGCAAACTAATCGCATGGGGCAATTTAATAAAGCTGACATAGATCGCGCTTATCACGGTCATGGTCGATTAACATCCGCTATTGTGGGTGATATTGTTGCACAATCCAGAAATCGAAAAGGCGTGATGATATTTGCAGCGACAGTGCAACACGCTCAAGAAGTAATGGCAAGTTTGCCGCCAGAGCTGTCGGCTATTGTTACTGGTGATACACCAGATAGTGATCGTGAACTAATTTTATTAAAGTTCAAATCAAAAAGACTTAAATACTTAGTTAATGTATCGGTATTAACGACAGGTTTTGACGCACCGCACGTTGACGTTGTGGCTATTTTACGCGCTACAGAATCAGTTGCATTATTACAGCAAATCATAGGTCGTGGTTTGCGTATAGAGCCAGGCAAGGATAATTGTTTAGTGCTTGATTATGCCGAAAATATCGAGCGCCATTGTCCTGATAGTGATTTATTTAATCCAGAAATAGAAGCATCAATGTCATCTGGTGGCGGTGGATTTGTTAAGTGCATTTGTCAAAAGTGCGGTCAGGAGAATGAGTTTTCGGCTAAAGAAAATAAGGAAGGTTATGAGATTAGTATTGATGGTTACTTTTTAGACCTTGAAGGCAATAAGATAGAAACAGAATTTGGTGCTATGCCTGCACATTGGGGAAGGCGTTGTAACGGTTGGAGCGCGACTAGAACCGGAAAGTTTCAACAGTGTGATGAACGATGGACTTTCAAACCATGTCCACATTGTGAAGCGGATAATGATATTGCCGCGAGATATTGCCGAGAATGCAAGGGTGAGATTATTGACCCCAATGAAAAGCTGGCATCTGATTTCAAAGCGTTAAAAAAAGACCCAACCAGATTGCAAACAGATCGAGTAGTATCAATGGTGGTATGGCCTACTTTAAGCCGCGCTGGCAATCCCTGTTTGAAAGTTGAGTTTGTGACCGAATATCGAGCTTTTTCTGTTTGGTTTAACGAGCGAATGAGACGAGAATATAATAAGTTCATGGAAAATACGGACACAGGCTGTGTTAAACCAGAAACAATCAGTTATAAAAAGGTTGAAAACTTTTACAAAATAATCAGTTACAACGAGCAACCCGATGAAATTCCATCCTGACATACCTGTTTTTGGCGATATTAAATTTCGCGGTGACTGTCCGTCTGAAACGGTAGAAGCGGTCACGTTTTTTGCCAAGATTAGACGAGAATACCCCGATACTTATGGTGCGATTGCTACGCATTGCCGAAATGAAGGCAAGCGAAGTTTTCACCAAGCCGCCAAGCAAAAGTCCGAAGGATTAACCAAGGGAACACCGGATATTATTATTCCTGGTTCACCTACGTTCTTATGCGAACTAAAACGCAAAGACCACACCAAATCATCATGGCAGGATGGACAGCAAGAATATTTGTTGGCGGCTAAAAAAGAAGGCGCTTTTGTGTGTGTGGCATTAGGCTATGAAGCGGCTTTTGATGCTTTTTTGCTTTGGAGTGATAAAAAAAACTTGCATAGCGAATAAAAAAGAATTAATATTTACCCGTGCCTTGCAAAAAGGCGCTCGACCCGTTTATCAGTGATTGGGGTTACAAAAGCTGAGAGTACGAAGTTGTCCAAGATTTACATAGTGATCTTGCTCCGAGTAGGTTTATGATGTTTCCTACTAAGATAACTGTCGTACTTACGGGCGAAAGCCGCTGGATAACGTAACCAGCACCATCAAGGATTGGTATTGGACGATTCTGTGTATCCGCAGGATATGGGATAAGCAACAAACCGTAAACTCGAGTAAAGCGGTTGAGCGAAAGATAACCGAATGAGGGAGTCATGACCCACGCAAGGTTTGAACTGGGAAACCGGCCCGATGTGATATTGGTTCGCGAAAACAGTATCAATCACTTGATGGTTTAACCGCTTGGCAATATGCCCTTGGCAACGAGGGAGAGCATCGGAGCAGGGGATTGACGTTGCCTGAGAGCCTGCACCATCATTAAGCGGAAACGCATATAACACGGCCCGCCTGCTTGGGGTTTTTTAGCTATACGCAGCAGGTAATAGGCGCTTTCCTGCGGATTCGTGGTTGAGCGCCTTTTTTAACAGCAATCATAAAAATATTTTATACATGGAGAAAGAAATGAACCGAGAAGAAGCATTACTGCGCTTTATTGATGAGAAAGATGCAGAAATAAATCAGTTAAAAGCTGACATAACTTTTTACAAGCTGTCGCTTTTCACCCTAATCATTTTGATCGCTGTTGCAACATGGAGTTCATTATGATTATTGAAATTCAAGGCATACCTTTTCATGTAGAACATGCCTGCGAAGATGGTGATATTTATTTGTCATCAGTAAAGTTACAAGGCTATGAATTAGTGAATATTTTAAGTCCAGAATGGCTGGATGTTATTCTTGACAAAGTTATAAAACATATTGAAGAAGAGAATAAAGAGGCTTGGTGGAATCATGAATAAATCACTTTATTTTCTAATCCCAGTAATTCTATTATCAGCCTACAAAGTTCAAGCAGATGATGTTAAATGTTTGAGTCAAATTATGTATGGCGAATCAAGAGGCGAATCTGTTGCTGGTGCTGTTGCAGTAGGACAAGCCACTAAGAACCGCGCTAATAATCAATATAGCGACATTTGCCACGTTGAAGGCGTACATAAGCGCCAGCCTGAAAAAAGCCTTATTGCGTACTACCAGAGCTTGGCAAAAGCGGTTTTATTCGACAAGTTTCCATCAGTAGTTAAAAAGTCAGATTCTTGGAACACAGGCACTAAGCCTCGCCAAAACGGAAATGTTGAGCGAGTAATTGATAATCATGTGTTCTATGTAGCAACACCAATAGCGGAGAAAAGACAATGATTGAAGCCATCAGAAAAGCCGTCAAGGTTCTAAACGAGTTGGAGCAAACATCTTATTACTGGTCAGAATATGACGTACCAATCGGCATACAAGACAGAATTAAAGAAGCAAAAGCCGACTTGATAAAAGAGATCAGACTAGAGAAAAACAGTCTGTTGGTACATGCAGGAAACCTAATTGAACAGGGTAACGCTTGGTACACCAGTGGAATGAAGCAAACCAAGGTTAATCGTGTTTTGAAGTCAGCCAATGAGTTTCAAAAAATGGCGGATGAGTTGGAGGAATTTTTATATGGGCTTAGAGAAGAATGAGTTATTAACAGCCGAGCAAGCAGCTAAGTTACTTGGCGTTGCTTTTACTAGGTTTCAGGCATTTAGAATGCGAGTAGGAATACCATCAGCATCTTACAAGCGGGGAAAAAAGAACTTCTATTGGAAGCATGAACTAGAAGAATTTATGCGCGACCATGATGTTCATTACGCATTTAGTTGTGTTAATTATTATTACCGATATGGAATGTGGAAATGCGATTGGAGGCCACCTGTTGTCACGCATGAGTATGTTGATCTGCAAGTGCCTAGAAAGAAAGTTCCTTATCCAGATAATATGAGTAGTTTATTTTTAAGGGGGAAGTTTGATCCTGAGCATCGACAAGCATTGCGTAGGATTTCAATTGATAACGCAAAAGCTAATCCACCACCAAGAAAAACTGTTCATTTATCACAAATATATGGAATAGACTAATGAGTTATAAAAGTGAAAATCCGGTAAAAACCATCAAGTGCAAACGTTGTGGCGCATTGGTACAAACAACAAGCCGAACACGTTGCTATTGTGAAGATTGCTCTAAATACATGAAGGCTAATAGATGAGTGCTAAGAACGATATTACAGGTGATGCAATAGCATCTAAAGCTAATTCAAAGTCTTATCGAGACAATTATGAAAACATATTTGCTAAAAAAGCCACCGAAAAAAGGGTCGAACTGGATGGCGGGATTTGTAATTCCAAAAGCAATGACGGATGCAGAGAAAGCCAACTTCGAGAGTATGCTGAAGGTGCGGGAGTACAAGGACAGGCAGACCAAGAGCAAGCGGTAGCGTGGCTGATAACCCACCACGAAAACCAGCCAGTGCTTACGTTTAATAGCTCAGACTACCAATCTGAAAGGTTTATAAAAACACCGCTTTACGCACACCCACCAAAGCGAGAGCCGTTGAGTGATGAAGATGTTGTTGATATAGCAAGAAGAAATTGTGGCATTAATTTTCAATATAACGATCAAATTGATGCGGCCATAATTCTTGCCCATGAAATTGAAAAAGCCCATGGAATTAATGATGAGCGCTAAATGCAAAGCTTTTTCAAAAAGCAAATTAGGCCTTGAGCCTGTTGATAATAGACAAGCGTTTTATGCGGGTTGGGATGCGGCTATTGCAAGTATCGAATTTAACTTCTGCCCACGATGCGGAAAGCGTACACGCCAAAAAGATTGGGTGCATACATGCACATCACCAGCACAGGAGAAATAGTATGAATGAAGAACAGCTAAAAGTTTGGGAATCCAGTCTTATGGAAAAACTCAAAGCTGAAAACGAGGCGCAGAGTAGGCACATTATAGAACTCCAAAAAGAGTTTATGGCAGTCAAAGAGAAGTTACTTCGAGATCATTTTGCAGGGTTGGCGATGCAAGGTTTATTAGCGGCAGACCCAGATACCCGATGGGATGACTATGATTGTGCCAAATATGCTTATGCACAAGCCGATGCAATGCTTGCAGAGCGGGAGCGTGGTGAGTGAATAAATACATAAACCACGAAAAAGCGTACTTGTCTGTTTGTTCTTCTTACCATGATTCAAATTTGGCACGATGCTATTTAAATTTAAGAGAGCAGCGTAACGAATTGCTGGAGGCTTTGGAGTTATTGATTGATGACCTAGCGTTGAGGGCAAAATTAAAAGGTGATGATTGTTTAGATGTGTCTGACGGCATATTAATTAAAGCTCAAGAAGCAATCGCCAAAGCTAAGGGGGAAGCTAATGATTAGAAACCCGTATCGAATTAATTTAAACAGTTTGTACTTCATATTGATGACGCAGCGACTTAACAACAGCCCATTTAGACCGAATGTTAGTGCTAGAGAAGCTAATCAAGCATATAACAAACGTACACAAGCAAACAATCAACACACAATGGGGAGCGAAGCGTGAATAGATACACCACAAAACATTTCTGGCGTATGACAGAATCAGAAGAAGGCGAGTGGGTTCGGTATGGCGAATACAAAGAAATCGTAGAGCTAGTAAGTATGGAGCGTGATTCGTATCGAGAGCTTTATAGAGAAGAACAATTTAGCAAATGGGAGGCAATGGGATTAGCTGAACACTTGAATTACCGTGTCCATGTATTGAATATCATCCTTATGGCAACCTATGGCGGCATAGTCGCAAAATTAATTGGATGGAGTTTAGGGTTATGAAAGTAACATTAGAACAATATACACCACCAAGTAACCTTGGGAAGTTCGCTGGCATTTGCTACGGGAGAGAAGGAAATGATGATAATCGACTTGCTCACATTATTAGTGTTGGTCATCTTAGTGTGCTTAGATTCGGTCATGTTGTATTCAAGATCGAGGGGATTAGTCGCGTATGCTTGGCGCAAATCACCCGCAGTAAACATCTTGATTACCTTGTTCGTTCTAGCCGCTATTGCGATGAAAGCAACGCAGAATTTATAAGACCGGAAGGCTATACTAGGTTAGATTTAGATACACAATCGGCATTAGCTAGGTATGAAGATGCAGTTAGGGGCATGTATAAAGAACTGCGAGAACTGGGTATGTCTAAACAAGACGCTAGGTTTTGGCTGCCACAAGCCCAAGCTACTGAACTTTATGCGGCTGGGAATTACCAAGCGTGGAAAGACTTTATCAAACTCAGAAACACTAAACACGCTCAGAAAGAAGTTCGTGATGTAGCCGCTGAAATCGAGCGCCAATTACAAGCGATTGCGCCAATTATATTTGGTGAGCCTAATGCCGTTGACGTATGAAGCTAGATTGCTACTAAGAAAAAACTTGAAACCTAAATTGATTAAGACGTGTGAATATTGTGGCGAACAGTTGGAAACATCTTATCCAGCAAAAATTTATCACACCGTCTGCGCTAGAAAATTAAACGTAGAAAGATCAAATCGGTATAAAATCTAATCTCTCCGTGTGAAACCTCATAGCCCCATTACTGGGGCTTTTTTTATGAGTAACAAACCATTGGTTTAAACGTATGGACGTTGCCCTTTAGAGTCTATTACAAGCTTCATTTTACGAGGTGTCTCCCCCGCTTCAGCGATAGATAAGTGTGTCCAACCGCCTGTTTTAGAATCTGCAAATTCTTTTATCACTTTATCGTAAGGTAAATCAGAACCAATGATTGCTTGAACTACTTGATCCACTGGCATATCTTTAACCCTAATATCAGCCGCTCTGCCGTCCATATGGTCAGATTTCTTAGCACCACCCACAGCGGCATTAACTTCAGGGCCGCGATAGGCAGAGTTAATCATTATTGGCTTACCAAACAAAGCTCGAACATCTTCTAAGAATTCCGCTAGGCGAGTTAGGTTTTCTAATGCTTTACCTTTAGGCGTGTTGTTCAAACCTTTTTTTTTAGCCGTTTCAGACACGGTTAATTCAGCAAGTGTGAAATGCTCACTTAGTTTTGACATTACGTTTTACCGGAGTAGTTGTTTTAGGAGAAACTTTGCGCGCAGGCTTTGCTGTTGGCTCAGGTTGTTTGCGAGAATCTAACCATTTCATTATGCCAATACCTGCATATGTGTAGGCGATAATATCTATACCCAAATCTTTTAAAGCCCATAATGGCAAGTCCGCATCGCTTGGTGATACGCCTGTAAACATATATTCGATGTTACGACCTGCTTGAGCAAACAACCCCACAACTGCGGCTAATAATCCAATGCGATGCCATGCTGGGTAAAGTCGCATACGGGGCGATAACGCCCCTAAGAATAAAATGATTGCGCCAATTACATCCAAGACAGTAATTAGCAAAAAGAAAGCTTTACCTTCTAGCATTTGAAGTCCTTTTAGTTGGAGTACGTTTAACTGGCGCTTTGCCTTTTTTCAAGTTTCTTAGTTCAGTACCGACTTCAATGATGTCTCGACCATCGCGGTTGGTGAAAAAGTTACCAACAAAACCAATAGTACCAACGCCAATCAAACCAATAGCAAACCCAACGCCTAGAACTGTATCAACATCATTAGTGTCCAAGTCAAAGGCTCGACATACAATGCCACCGAGGGTAAAAGAGGCAGCAACACTAATGGCTCCAATAATTGCACCTGCGCCAAACTGACCGTATTTATGTAAAGCCGCTGGCTGAAAAAAGAACGATAATGACAGTCCCCCGAAGAAACCCGCCAAAGCACCTAGCGCCTTATTGACTAAGACTAATTCCATTAGGGGATCAATACGTTGGTTACGTCTAAGAATTTAAGAACATCAATAATCAGCTTTACTACATCTTGCAAAATGATTTCCATAATTAACCTCTGTCGTTCATGTAAAAGAATGATGCTGCCAATGCAGCTAATGCTGTTTGTTGCGCTTCGGATAAATCAAAACCAAACGCAGCACCAACGGCAAAAAAGCCAAGCCATGTCGTTTTTTCTTTAAGCCATGTTTTTAACATATTGTATTACTTCCTCTGGTTTAACAAACTTGTCAGGATTATGATCAACAAATTCCCACCACATAAATTGCTCATCAGCCAAACAGGATCTATCTTTCAATAGATTGATATTTTCAGGATGACCGAATATCAATGGGTCTGATACAGACCATAGAACAATACCTGGTTTGCCTTGATCCCAAGCTAAATGTTGAAACATGGAATCACAAGAAATCCATGTTCTACATTCTTTAATCAGGTCTTTTAATCCTTCTAAAGTCAAATTCCTACGAAAATCTGCGACTAATTGGATTTCACCCTCAATGCCTATTTGGATTATCGGCTCATCAATCAGTTCAATCAGTTCTTTCCAGTATTCAACAGTAGGGCTTTTTGGATTATGTTTACCGTTGCGTAGCTCTTTTGCAAAGGGGGATATAACAATCATAAATACAACTTCCTGTACGCATCTTCAAGTGATCCAGTCCAGTTCCATTCTTTCATTTTGCGATAGATGTTGTACTGGTCAATATTTCCAAATAGCTCATAGGCTTTAGCGATTGGCTGACCTTCAACTATTTCTGGATAGCAAGAAAACACCAGTGCATTTGGTATATCAGGTAAAACATGACTGAATACAATGTGATCCCCCATACCGCCATCCAATACCACGATGGTGCGATCCTTATACCCAACAATGTTTCGATAAATTCTCTCATCGTGTTCGTATAGTGCTTGGTTAGTTTCACTTCTTATTCCTCCATTTGGGTTCTTTAAATGCCAAGTTATAGCGTCAGGCACAGCTAAAATTTTATACCCTTTAGAGAATAAGCCATAAGTAAATAACGTTTCCTCACGATGCGCTACACGCGACAAACCAAGATTGTAATCATGCACGCCAGCACGATAAAGAAACGAACAATGAAGATGCTCAACTTCTGTTACCGAATGGATTTCAGCCCATTGAATGTTGGGTTCAATATCAATGTTCTCAATCTTACCCGTCACATGACCAATGGTTGGTGTTGGTGGTGTCAGTATTGATCCGCCTACAGCTCCAACTGAATCATTGGTGTAATGTAATAACATCTCAAGCACGTTAGGCTCAGGAATAGCGTCATCATCAACACGCCATACCCAATCATAACCCATTGTATTGGCGACTTGATGATTGTAATGCTGGCCTTTTTTATCAGCGAACAACCATTCCCATTCGACATTGTAATAGTCAAGCATTTGAAACAGATAAGAATAATGCGGTATTAACCGCATATCTTCAGGATCATCGTTATCATCAAAGATGACAAGCTTATCAGGCAATACAGATTGATTGATAATTGCCTGTAGCGTTAGCGGCAAGGTCGTATGATAACGACCTCTAGTAGACACCGAGCAAAGCACCTTATCCATGTATCCACCGACATAACATTAAGTTGCAACGATTGGCTTCACTAATTGGCGCAGGGTTTTCACTAATGTTTCCATGTTCATCAATGTAATCAAAAATGAAGCCTGGAAAGTTCGATTCGTTTAAACCGTGGAGCTTATGATGCTCACCCCAGAAGCCAACAGGTTCATTGTGAGGGACGCTGATTAGTAAGTTTTTACAGCTTTGCTTTAACTTATCAACAATTTCTAATCCATTGTCTAAATGCTCAATCACTTCAAACGCAATAATGGTGTCGTACTGAGTAAACTCATTCAGCAAATTAATATCTTTATTTAAAAAGATAGCATTGCTTGTCCATTCCTGTTCTTTAGCGACTTCAATAATGATTGGATCGTAATCAATGCCGACATAGGTATCAATTGAATCTAAGAACTGAATACCGTAACCAGTTGAGCAGCCAACTTCCATTACGGATTTGCCAGTTAAGTTTTCATTTGCCCAAACATAACGTGCAGATTCTCGTGGGTAAACATAGTCGCCATTAAGGAATACTGCACGTTCGTAGTTGTTGGTCAATCTCCACCGATACCATTCTGGATGGTGTTCTTTTGCTAGATTAAGCACATGGAGTTCGCAAATCTGTTCCCATTGCGTGTGAACATCTAGTCCGTATAAAGTTGTCATAATTAGAATAATTCAAATAGTCCTTAATTATTCAAACTATAACAAAAAACCATGTGCTATACACAAAGTCTTATAAAGTAGGCCAGTCGATTATCCAAGGGAATCCGTCTTGAGCGGTAATGTCACGCAAGCCTTGTCTGTAAGTAGCCCAAGCAGCTTTGTCCACAGGCGCATCAGCAACTTGAGTCCAATCAGATTCTGTCAGTTTTGCATTGCGAATTTGACGAATTTCCGCTGACTTTGATTCTAGTTGTTGAGTTACCTCAGCTTCCGTCATATCGCGCACTGTCCAGACTTGTGTCCAGCGTTGGTCATCAACACTAAACACTGGTGTAGCTTCTTCAAGCACTTGCGTGGCAGTAATCTCAGGTTGCGTAGAAAAGAATACCCGCAACGCGCCAAACTCCGCCATCACCGCATCACTAATCACCTCAGGAAAGCTAGTGTTTGGATGGCTTACTTTCAAATCCCGAGTGCTGTATGGGTACTGTTTGACAACACCATTTTCAATAATCGCAAACATAAATTAACCTATTTGTTGTTTGATAACAGACAACATGATTTTAGCTTTCTTTTGTTCCAGCTTTTCAGAAACAAGCAAGTCATGCAGTTGATTGGCAAAAGCCGCTAGTCCCGCACGTTCATCAGGGGGTAATTTACCGATTTCTTCTAAAGCCAACGTGTAGTTGTCAATGTTGATTTGATAGTGCATGACTTCTTGTTCACGCGCTTCAAGCGACATCGCCAATATTTCTTCGCGAGTTTGGGGAATTTCAATTGTTTTATCTGTCATAGTATTTCCTTAAAGCTAGGGAGAGAGTGTTTTACCGAAAGCTACGCCATACCCAGTGCTCGTAGGTAAAGTTGTAGGATTAGCGTATTTAGTACCAAACCCTGAGCCAGACCAAGGGTAAGCTGAAATGAATGGTGAACCACCGTGTGCAACCGCTATAGCTGAACCATTAGGGCTAAAGGCTACGTTATTTCCAGTGCCAGTAGGTAAAGTTGTAGGATTTGCATATTTAGTACCAAATCCTGAACCACTCCAAGGATAAGCTGAAACGTATGGTGTAGCAATATGTGCAACAGCTATAGCTGAACCATTAGGGCTAAAGGCTACGCCAATTCCAGTGCCAGCAGGCAGCGTTGTAGGATTTGCATATTTAGTACCAAATCCGGAACCAGACCAAGGGTAAGCTGAAATGAATGGTGAACCACCGTGTGCAACCGCTATAGCTGAACCATTAGGGCTAAAGGCTACGCCACGTCCAGAGCCAGTAGGTAGCGTTGTAGGATTTGCGTATTTAGTACCAAACCCTGAGCCAGACCAAGGGTAGACTGATATGTAAGGTGAAACATCGTGTGCAACAGCTATAGCTGAACCATTAGGGCTAAAGGCTACGCCATATCCAGTGCCAGTAGGTAGCGTTGTAGGATTTGCATATTTAGTACCAAACCCTGAACCAGACCAAGGGTAGGCTGATATGTAAGGTGAAGCATTGTGTGCAATAGCTATAGCAGAACCATCAGGGCTAAAGGCTACGCCATATCCAGTGCCAGTAGGTAGCGTTGTAGGATTTGCATATTTAGTACCAAACCCTGAACCAGACCAAGGGTAGGCTGATATGTAAGGTGAAGCATTGTGTGCAATAGCTATAGCAGAACCATCAGGGCTAAAGGCTACGCCATATCCAGTGCCAGTAGGTAGCGTTGTAGGATTTGCATATTTAGTACCAAACCCTGAACCAGACCAAGGATAAGCTGAAACGAAGGGTGAATTACTGTGTGTAACAGCTATGTACTCAGATATTGTTGTCGATACGGCCGCAGACCTAGCTTTAGTAGCCAACATATTATGCGTCTCCTACACGAGCGCCATACAGTACTGACCCAACTTTCCACAACTGAATGATTGTGTATCCTGTCAAGTTTAGCGTTGGTGCAACACCAGCGTTAGTTTTCCAAGTCACACTAGGCCAAGTAATCGTGTAGGCTGAACCGTCATCAATCATCAACGTAATTGATTGACCTGATTGAAAGCCAGTAGCAGTAGGACTACGGCTTGCGCCAAGTGTCCAAGTCTGCACCGTGCCATTAGCAGGATTTAAGTCAACCGATGCACCATCAACAATGGCGTACACCTCCTCCGTGTAGTTGCCATCAAACACCACGTTGGTAACGGTTTTGCCAGTTAATGTTTGTGTGTCGGATGTGCCTACCAAAGCGCCAGTCGGGGCTGTTAGCGATGTCCCCCATGCTGTGCCTGATGATACAGCCACACCTAAAGTGGGATATGTTGTAGGGCCTGTTGCCCCAGAATAACCACTAAATCCAGACTGACCTACAGCACCTGAATAACCTGAATAACCGCTTATACCAACATAGCCACTATAACCTGAATATCCACTAATTCCTTGTGGGCCAGCAGCACCAGAATAACCTGATATGCCAGACCAGCCAGAAACACCAGAGCCGCTGTAGCCTGAAAACCCGCTAATGCCACTAAATCCAGAGATACCAGAAAATCCACTAAATCCAGACTGAGTATTCATTACTTGTTGAGCAGTAAAAATAACACCAGGTATTGATGGTGATACTGGTGCAGTACCAGCAGGAACTGATTGAATAGATATACCAGCATGGTCTGACGACCAAATCATCTCAATAAAGTCGCCAGCATTGAGCTTCATCATATAGTTCACAGTCATTAGACCATAACCATCTGTTGAGCCATGCTTTTGCTGTAAACTTAATTTTGTATCTGAATCTGGTACGTCACCAGTTGAGCCAGAATCATTCTTACGGAGCCACACATTGACAT